GACCGCTGAAAGAATTGGTATTAAACAAAAAGGTTTCAACAAGGCTTATTCGGCTGAGCGAACAAAAGCAGCAAACAAGTTTGCAACTGCCCGTAAAACATCAGCAAAAAATGTTAAGAAAAAGGAAAGATAATTATGGCATCTAGCAAGAAACCAAAAGGTATTATTGATGACCTTGGTAAGCAAATTGCAAGGTTGATGAAGAAGGGTACTCCTGCTGCAAAAGAGAAAGCAAGAAAACTTCAAGGCATCCAGCGTCAATACATAGATTCTGCTTCTAAGTCTAAGGCTGGCAAGGATGCTCTTACTATTGAGTGGAGCAAGAAACTTGGTGCTGAGCGTTACGCCAAAGAACGGGCTGGTAACGCAAAGAGTGTGTCTCAGCGTTTGCGTGAAGAAAAGGCTTTGCGTGGCATGGACTCCAAGTTCAAGGGTCAAGGCAAGAAGCAGTCTGCTGATGAAACTGGTGCTATGACTAGCGCACGACTACGGGCTGAAAAGAAAAAGAATTTCCGTGAGTCGGGTGGTCGTAATGCTCCTGACCGTATTGATGCTCGTAAACGGGCTGCCGAGAACCGTGCTAAGAACGCTCGTCCGAAGCCTGCTGCTGGTGGTGCAGGTAAGGGTCCTAAGCCTCCAAAGAAAACTGGTACTGCTTCAGCACCTAAGGGTCCGAAGAAGCCACGAAACAACAAGAAGTAGATTATGGCTGGTAAGAAACCACAGTTAGATATCAGCGACCTGTTGGGGTTCTTAAATAAACCCAAGGTTAAGGCTGCGACTAATTTGACTCAGGGCAAGTTGACATCTTCGGATGTTATGGGTTTGCTTGGTGGCGGGCAGTCTAAGGCTGCACCGTATTCTGATGTGTTGGCTAAGGCTAGTAATCAGAAAGTTAATAACGATTTTGATATGGCAAAGTTTTTGGCTGATTTCTATTTGCCGATTTCGGAAGGTCAACGACTGTCTCAGGGTAAGTCTGAAAAGTTGGACCCATTATGGGCTTCTATGGCGTTTATACCGTTTGGTAAAGTCGCCAAGAAAGTCAAGGGTGCTGACCGTGGCATTAAGGATATGTTGAACGCCCTTAGGTCGTCCAAGCCTATGCGTTCCAGTTTGAATAGTATGAACAGCGGTTCTACGGATACACAGTACTCTCCGCTTGACCTGTTCTTGATGCAATTAGCAGGCGAATAAAGGGTTTGGGGGAACAATTCCCCTAAGAGTGATGAACAACAACTCTGTCCCCGCTCACGCCTATTATGGCACTCCTCAGACTGGCTACCGCCTTGC